ATGGTTCTTTTTACCCCAAAAACGCCACAGAAAGCCACTATCAGCTCGAATCGGATGAGAACTAGTCATGACGGCTGAAAACGGCTCTATCGGGCTTATACCGGCTCAGGAAGGGGTAGTAGAACCGCGTTATGGCTCTCAAACCCCTAGAATCATGTCTCCAAGCCTTGATTTACCTTCTAGAGGCCAAGAGATGATCGACTTCTGTAAAGAGATCGGCTTTCCGCTGCTACCTTGGCAGGAACTACTTGCTATCGAGAGCTTAAAATACAAGGCAGATTCCAGATGGGCACATCCCCTAGTGGGCATCATGCTTCCGAGACAACAAGGCAAATCAACATTCATGGCGCTTAGGATCTTGTTTGGCATTTACCGACTAGGCGAAAAGATGCATCTGGCTACAGCTCATAAGTTAACAACATCGGCTGAAATCTTTTTCAAAGTAAGTCAGATGATCGAGGACTCTCATATCTTGCAAGAAAACTTTGCCAAGAAGTTTGAGTCTAAAGGTAGCCAAGAGATCCGGTTCAAAAATGGCGCTCGATACCTAATCAGAGCAGGTAACTCAGCAGCTCGTGGTATTGCTGGCCCAGATGTAATCCATATTGATGAGCTTAGAGAATTTGACACAGAAGATGTTTGGTCATCTATGCGATTTACTCAAATGTCAAATAAAAACCCTCAAGCCTATTTTTATAGCAATGCTGGCCATACTGGATCTGTATTACTTCTCAAGTTTCGCGAAAGAGGACTAGCTGCGGCAGGGGGAGCAGATGATTCGATCGGATGGTTTGAATGGTCTGCCGAACCCGGAGCGGCCATAGATGACAAAGAGGCTTGGTATCAAAGCAATCCCAGTTTAGGCCATACAGTTCATGAAGATAACATTAAAGATAGTTTGTCAGACCGAGAGGATATATTTAGGACAGAGATCCTGTGCCAGTTTGTTTCCATGATTAATCCGGTCATATCTGAGGCTGAATGGAAAAAATGCAAAAATGACTCTTATAAGCTTGACAAAGAAAAAGATACATGGATGGCAATTGATTTAAGCCCGGACAGAAAACACGCAAGTTTAGTTTGCGGTCAACGCATTGACGGGGACAAATTCATGGTGGCTTTATTGCAGACTTGGTTCAACCCAATATCGATCGATGATAAACAAATGGCCAATGATGTAGCGCCATGGGTTCGTAAGTTCCCGGTTAATTATGTGGCTTATTCAAAATCAACGGCAGCAGCGGTAGCAGCTAGATTAGCGCCAGCCGGTATCCCTGTTTATGAGATCAATGCCCAAGATTATCAACAGAGCTGTGATGAGTTCGTTTCAGCGGTTTCTAGCGGAAGAATTGTGCATGAAGGGCAAGAGGAACTAGATAAGCAAGTCCTATCGGCTGTCAAACTACAGCGTGGTGATGGTGGCTGGGTTATGGGCCGTAAAGCATCCGGAATAATCTGTGGCGCAGTAGGAGCAGCCATGGTTACACATTTCGCGACACGCGCAGAGACAGAAGTTGACATTTTAATCGGATAGTGTCTAAAAGTTGGTCATATAGTGTATTATATGTCCAATGGGAATTAAAGAGTTTTTTGTGCCAAAAACTGTATCTGAACCAATTACGGTTGATGCAGCTTCTACACCTGCTCCATTTAACAACACAGCATCATTCAATCCTTTTACATTTACGCCATCTACAGCTACACGCGGTCAGGCTATGGCAGTTCCAACAATTGCTCGCGCAAGAAACATTATCTGCTCAACACTTGCAGGTTTGCCAATTGAAGTTTATTCAAAGTTAAATGGTTCTCATGTTGCTGCGCCTTCAGTAATTAATCAACCAGATCCAAGAGTTCCGGGTTCTGCTATTTATGCTTGGCTTGCGGAAGATATCTGGCTACAGGGTGTCGGCTACGGTCAGGTTTTAGAGCAGTACGGCGATACAGGAAGAGTTCGTGCATGGACTCGCGTAGCACCAGATCGTGTCACTCCAAAATTAAATCATAAGCAAACCGAGATCGTTGGATATCAAGTTGATGGAAGTGTTGTACCGAATCAAGGCGTTGGATCGTTAATTGTATTTTACGGATTAGATGAAGGTTTACTTAACAGAGCAGGCCGTACTATCCGGGCGGCGCATGCGCTTGAACAGGCAGCTGAGACATTTGCTAAAGAGCCAGTGCCTCTTCAAGTATTGAAATCAAATGGTACTAATCTTCCAGCGGAACGAATTGCAAAACTTTTAGAATCATGGCGAACAGCAAGACTTAACAAGTCAACAGCGTTCCTAAACGCGGATGTAGAGTTACAGGCGCTGGGTATCGATCCGGCAAAGTTACAGCTAAATGAAGCCCGCCAATATGTTGCTCTGGAACTGGCCCGCGCCTGTAATCTTCCTGCATATTTTGTTAGCGCTGAAACAACGACCATGACATACAGCAACGCCATTTCGGAGCGTAAAGCGCTTATCGATTTCTCTATGAAATATGTTTTAACCGCGATCGAACAAAGATTATCTATGCCGGATTTTGTTTCTAGCACTACAGAGGTTCGTTTCTCGCTAGATGAGTTCTTGCGTGGAGATCCATTACAACGCGCTCAAGTCTATGAAATCTTAAATCGAATTGGCGCGATGAGCGTTGAGCAGATTAGAGAAGAAGAAGATTTGATCGACAATAAGGAGAGCAATTAATGAAAATAACAATGCCAGTTGCGATTACAGCAGCAGATACAGAGTCTCGCATTATTGCAGGCCGAATTGTTACATGGAACGCAGAAGGTAATACATCTGCCGGCCGTACTATGTTTAAGTCCGATTCTATTACCATGTCTAAAAATACGAAGCTAGTACTTCAGCATGATGTTACAAGACCTTTAGGAAAACTCATGAGCTTCAAGCAAGATGACATGGGTATAACGGCAGAATTTAAGATCGCTAAAACTACAGCCGGTAACGATGCACTAGAAGAAGCCGCTACCGGACTTCGATCAGATTTTAGCGTAGGCGTAGATGTAGAAGACTGGGCCAATGAAAATGGCGTAATGGCTATTACCGCATCCAATCTTATTGAGGTCAGCCTAGTAACAGATGGCGCAATTCCCGGCGCAGAGGTCGCAAAAGTAGCGGCCGTAGATACAGAGGTTTCTGAGACATCTCAGGAAGAAACACCATCAACCACAGAAGGAGAACAAGTGTCAGACACTACCGTTCCAGAAAGCACTCCTGCCGCAGAAACGGTAGAGGCTGCTAAGATTGAAGTAAAGGCTGCAACAGCGCCTTACACTTCAGTCAAAGTTCGTAACCCAATCGTTGATAAGGCTTCTTATCTCGAGCACTCAGTACGCGCCTCACTAGGTGACGATACTTCAAAGATGTATGTTGCAGCAGCAGCAGATATCACAGATAACGCAGGACTAGTTCCAACACGCCAGCTAACAGAGGTCATCAACGGCATCTCAAACGCAGATCGTCCATTCATTGATTCAATCTCTCGCGGCGCATTGCCAGATGCAGGAATGACATTTGAAATTCCTAAGATCACAGTTGCTCCAACAGTTGCAGTAGCAGCAGAATTTGGAACACCATCAGAAACAGACCAAAACGCAGCGTTCGTTTCAGTTAGCGTACAGAAGTTCATTGGCCAGCAGACATTTAGCCTTGAGCTACTTGACCGCAGCTCACCAGCATTTTTTGCAGAGCTAGTTCGTCAAATGGAATTTGCATACGCAAAGGCTACAGATGTAGCAGTTGGTACTGCTTTAATCACAGGTGGAACAAATGGCGGAGACCGCGCAGCACTTACAACAGGCGCTCTAGTTGCTGATTTCGTTTCAGATGCAGCTGTTTCTATCTACAAGGGCACACTTGGCTTTGCACAAAACATCGTTGTATCTCCAGAACAATGGGGCGCTTTGATGGGGTTGGTCGATGGTTCAAACCGTCCAATCTTCCAGCAAACAATCAACCCACAAAATGCAGGCGGAGATTTAACCGCAACAGCAGTTCGTGGAAACCTACTGGGACTAAACCTACGCGTATCTCGTGCACTAACAGATACAGCAGGACTTGGCGATAACACATTGATCGTTATCAACCCAGATGCTTACACATGGTACGAGTCACCACGCCTATCACTACAGACAAACCTAATTTCAACAGGTGCAGTACAAGTTGGATATTACGGTTATGGTGCAGTTGCTACAAAGCTCGGCGCAGGCGCATACCGTTACATGGTTGCATAGTCAATAACTAATCATGGGGGGGCGGTTGCTCCCGATCGCTCCCCCAGTCGTTTAACGAAAGGATGTAGAGATGGCAACAATTGTTACCGTAGCAGAACTAAGGTCTATTCTTGGTGTCTCTACATCCTTGTACAATGACGCATATTTAACAGATGTGATAGATACGGCTGAGTCCGTAATTTTGCCTATGCTTGTTAAGTACTCAAGCCCTATCGACACAGTTACATTGCAAGATAACATTGCAACATACGGAGTTCTAGGCGATAACAATTTTGCAGAAGGTCAGAGCGTAGTCATTACAGGCGTTGGCGCTCCCTTCAATGGCACATTTACTATTCTTGAGTCAAGCAACATTGACATTGAGGATTTTATTGTTCGATCAAGCTCACGCATCTATTTAGATGGTGCTTACAGAGAATTTAATGGTTACTTCACAGTAGCAATTACTAATGCAAACATTACCGAAAGAAAAGTAATTCCTTCAGGTTTGGCCACTCTTTCAGGCGCTTCTACTTATGTAGGAAACTCAGCTGTAGAGTCAGCGGTACTAGCAGTATCAGTAGAAGTATTCCAGAGCCGTATTGCTCCGGGTGGTCAGATCGAAGGCGTAGATTTCACACAGGTGAGCCCATATCGTTTAGGCCGCAGTCTTTTCAATAGGGTGTCAGGGCTTTTAGGTGCGTTCATTGACACCGATTCTATGGTGCAATAGTGCCAGCATCAACAATTCTTGACACAGTTCGCCAGCCTTTAGCAACAGCGTTTGCCAGCGTTGCAGGCAATGTGTACGCCTATGTTCCAGAAGCGCCTATGGTTCCTTTTGTGGTGACAGTTCCAGATTCACCATATTTAGAGCTTGAAACCATTAACAAGTCAACCTTGCATATAAAGATCAATTTAGTTATATCTGTAGCCGTTGCATATAACAGCAACCCTGCATCGCTTGACAATCTCGAGCAGCTCGTCATAAGTGTTCTGAAGGTTATCCCAGCCGGGTACACAGTCGGAGCGGTTGAAAAACCAACAGTAACTCAAGTCGGCCCTTCCAATGTCTTGGTGGCAGATATCAGAGTTTCTACCTACTACACACAAACAAACTAAGGATAAATAATGGCAACCACAGTAATCACAGGTCGCGATGTTTCTCTATCTTTCACAGGTGGAACAGATATTGATGCACAAGCGACAAGCGCAGTTCTAACAAAGACAAATGTTCGCGAGACATACCAGACTCTCGATGGCGAAGAGGTAAAAACTGTCAACCTAGAAGGTTCTTTTGCTCTTTCAATGCTTGCAGACTGGGGCAAGGCTTCTTCAGTATGCGAAGCTCTATGGACAGCAGCAGAAACAGCACCAGATAACAGCATCACAATCACAATGACAGCAGCTACTGGCGCTGTATTTGCTTTTGATGTATTCCCAGAATTTCCTACAGCAGGAGGCGCTGGAACCGATGCTCAGACTGTAGACTTTACATTCAAGGTCAAGCGCGGCGCAGTAACAGAAACATTCAGTTAAAAACTAGAAACGGGAGCAAACAATGCAACAACAAATAACAATTAAATATACAGACGGATCCGAAACTACTTACATGGTTCGCCCGCCAGATTACGCCCGCTGGGAGATGACTACTAAAAAGGTTATCTCTCAGTTCGGCGGAATGTGGGACATCCTTTTTGTAGCACATAGCGCTATGAAGAGAGATGCTGGCGGAAAGCCAACCAAGCCTCTAGATATCTGGATGGAATCGGTTGCAGATGTTGAAGTAGGTGAAGGGGACCCAAAAGTCATCCAAGAGGAAGCGTAAGCCGCCTCTTAGTAGAACTGGCAATAGCCACACATATCCCGATGGATAAATGGCAGACAGCCGAAGATATTCTTACAGCAATAGAGATATTGGAGGAACGCAATGGCCGATGAGTTAGTAGCTCTCGACAAAACGCAACTCCGAGCAGTTTTTAAGGCTCTGAAGAATATGGATGAAGAGGCCACAGAAGAGGCTAAGCGCCAGTCAGGCGCTCTAGCTGAGTTTGCTAGGGCTGAAGTAATTCAGACATCACGATCTCTACAAAGTCGTAATGTAGCGGGTCGTATTGCAGATGGATCTAAGGTCAAGAAGTCAAGCCGTATAGGCGAGATTACTTACGGGTTTGCTTCTCAGAAGTTTTCAGGTGGTGCAACCACTAGAGACATCTGGGGCGGATCTGAGTTTGGATCTAACAAGTTTAAGCAGTTCCCTGTTTGGTCAGGCCGTCAAGGCCGGGGATCTAAGGGATGGTTTATCTATCCAACACTTCGCAGGATTCAACCTGAGATCGTGGCTAGATGGACTGAATCGTTTTCTAAAGTATTGAAGGAGTGGGGCTAATGGCAACAGGTACAAGAGCATTAACGCTCAAGTTATTAGCCGATGTCGATAACTTTACCAAGAATCTTAAAACGGCTGATAAAGATGTTAAAACCTTTGGAGATAGAACAGCAGAGTTTGGCAAAAAGGCTGGATTAGCCTTTGCAGCTGCTGGGGCAGCAGCCGTAGCCTATGCAGGCAAATTAGCCATAGATGGCGTTAAGTCTGCTATTGCAGATGCAGCCGCACAAACCAAGTTAGCCCTTACTCTTAGAAATGTTACAGCAGCTACAGATGATCAGATAGCGGCTACAGAAGATTACATAACCCAAACATCTCTAGCAGTAGGTATTACAGACGATGAATTAAGGCCATCGCTAGAGCGTTTATCCCGGGCAACTGGCGATCTTGAAAAGGCTCAAAAACTACAGGCTGTAGCCATTGATGTAGCAGCGGGCAGTGGAAAAAGTTTAGAGGCAGTCACAAATGCAATGGCTCGCGCAGCTGAGGGCAACACTACGGCTCTTGGTAAATTAGGCATAGGTTTAACATCTGCTCAATTAAAAACCATGAGCATGGATGAGATTACAGCTAAGTTAGCCGATACTTTCGAAAACCAAGCATCTGCAAAGGCCGATACTTTCCAAGGTAAGTTAACTAGGCTACAGATCGCCTTCGATGAAGGTAAGGAAACAGTAGGCGCTTATATTCTTGATGCTATAACTCCTATGGTCAATTTAATAGTTCAGCGAGTAATACCTGCTATTCAAGATTTTACTGACAACATAGGCGATAAATTACAACCTGTTTTAAAAATCATTGAACCAATTATTAAAGGCTTGAGTAGTGCTTTTAACTCAGTAAAAAATGCTTTGGCTGAAAACAATGATGAGTTACAGCCGTTCTATAACCTTATGAAAAATATCGCTACCTTTGCAAGAGATACTCTAGCTCCGATTTTAGGTAAAACACTAGGCGCAGCCTTTAGTATTCTAGGAGATATCGTCGCTGGACTTATTGGTGGATTTGCTAGTTTTGTGGATAAGATTACTAAAATTTACAATGCAATTAAAGGAATTATTGATGCTATTAGGGGCGCAGGTAGCGCAGTAGGTAACTTCTTCTCTGGATCATCTTTTGAAGGAGTACCAGCGCCAGTAACGCCTATGACTCCTACTCCTGTTCCAACCCCTGCCGTTCCTAGGTTTTCTTATGTTGGACAAGGAACTACCAATATCACAGTCAACGGCGCTATTGATAGCGAATCAACGGCTCGTCAAATTGTAAGCATCCTCAATGATTCTCAAGCTCGCGGAACTCTTGGTGCTGGGTCGTTTGCATGACATTATGGAACCCAGACTGGGCACTAGAAGTTAATGGCGCAGGTGACATAACCAATTTAGTTATCGCTGATCTAACAATTACTTCTGGGCGTTCAGATATATATTCTCAGCCTCTAGCAGGCTACACTCGATTTACAATAAAAAATTTAGATCAATCTGCAATTGAGTTAGATGTTAACGATTCTGTAGTTATTAAGGTCAAAAACTCAAGTGGTACTTATATCCCAATCTTTGGCGGAGATATCTCAGACATTGATGTCAGGGTTAGAACTGGCGATCCAGTCATTACTGAGGATGTCACAATTACAGCTCTTGGAGCTTTATCCAAACTTCCTAAAACACTTACAGAAGGTGTATTGAATAAAGACTTTGACGGCGATCAAATCTATGAGATTTTATCTGAAACCTTATTTAACCAATGGAATGAAGTTCCTGCTGCCGAAACTTGGGCGGCTTATCTTCCTACAGTAACTTGGGCTAATGCCGAAAACGCTGGATTAGGTGAAATTGATCGTCCGGGAAATTATGAACTTACGCGTCGAACCGCCGACACTACAGATATCTACAGCCTTGTTTCTAAATTGGCTCTCTCAGGCTTGGGATATATTTATGAAGATGCTTCTGGGCGAATCGGGTATGCGGACAGCACTCATAGAGCTGAGTATTTTTCAGCTAACGGTTATTCCTATTTTGATGGCGGCTGGGCTTATGCTTCTAGTGTCGCTACTTCCAAGCGCCTAGGCGATATCCGAAACAGAGTTACGATCACCCATAGAAACAATTCACAACACACAGCCGAAGATGCAGCTTCTATATCCCTTTATGGTGTACAAGCCGATAACATCGTTACAACTTTGAAAAATAATGCCGATGCCATAAGTCAGGCTGAGTTCTATTTAGATATTCGTGCTTATCCTCAGTATCAGTTTAAAGCGATTACTTTTCCTCTGGCTAACCCAAGCATTACAGATGCCGCTAGAGATCAAGCTTTAAACATATTTATGGGCTTGCCTCTTGAGATCGACAATCTACCCTTAAACATCGTTAACGGCCGATTCCAAGGCTTTGTTGAAGGCTGGACTTGGACTACCCGATTCAACGCCTTAGACCTGACAATCATCCTTTCGCCTTTGGCTTACAGCCTTCAAGCGTTCAGATGGAATTCTGTAGCAATTGGCGAAACTTGGAACACGATAAGTCCTACTTTGGACTGGGATAACGCTACAATAGTAGCCTGATATAAGGAGAACAATGGCAACCACAACCGCGTTTGGCTGGGAAACCCCAGACGACACAGACCTTGTTAAGGATGGCGCTGCTGCTATTCGCACACTTGGCTCATCTATCGATACATCAATGTCTGAGCTTAAAGGTGGCACTACAGGTCAAGTGCTATCTAAAACAACCGGAACGGACATGGATTTCACTTGGACAACTCCTTCAGTAGGTCCTACATATGTAGCTGGCAAAAATGGCATTTTAAACTCTAATTTTTCAGTAGCACAAAGAGGCACATCTTTTACAGCAGCTAGTGTTTATACATTAGATCGTTGGTTTTGTGATGGACAATCAAACCGCACAATTAGCCAAGTAGTTACAGGCGATACAACTAATTTGCCATTTATTCAATACGCAGGCAGAGTGCAACGCAACAGCGGCACAACAGGAACAACAGCAATCGGTTTATCGTATTCACTTGAAACATTAGATAGCATCCGCTTTGCTGGTCAGACTGTAACTTTATCATTTTATGCTAGAGCCGGTGCTAATTTTTCAGCAACTAGCAGCCATTTAAGCACACGCCTTTATTCTGGAACAGGTACAAATCAACGCAGAGATTTTTCCACAGGTTTTACAGGCGAAGCAACGCCAATCAGCCAAAATGCCGTCTTGACAACTACTTGGCAGCGTTTTAGTTATTCGGCAACTGTAGCTTCAACAGCCACAGAATTGGCTGTTCAATTGTTTTCTACTCCTACTGGAACAGCCGGGGCAAATGATTACTTTGAGGTTACTGGGGTTCAACTTGAAATTGCTGCTAGCGTTTCAAGCTATTCTCCTAATGCTTCTAGTTATCAATCCGAATTAGCCGCTTGTCAGCGTTATTACATTAGAACAACCAATTCAGGTGCTGCCGTAATTGCTACTTTGGGTTTAGGTGCTAATTCTACTCTTTCAAGAGTGCCGATATCTTTGCCTACAACTATGCGAATCGCACCTACTTCTTTAGACTTTTCTAATTTAACAGTTGATGATACAAGCGCGGCGTACGCAGTAACAGCAGCTGCATTTCTTAGTGTTTCCACAAGTTATGTAGCTTTAAATTTAACTCATGCTTCAGGTATTACCCAATACAGACCATACATACTTCAAACCACCTCAAGTGGCGGTTATCTCGGATTTAACGCGGAACTCTAGGAGATCAAAATGGATAATGTAACTTTTATAACTATTGATGAATTGGAATACGCAATTATTGATCATGGCAATGATGAATTTACATCAATGTTTAAATCTATCTATGACGAATTAAAGGCTAATGAAGCCAAGGCTGAGTAAGGCTGCAATACAGCTTCGAGAGCAGTTTGATGATTCCTACCCAAATCGTTTGCGCGATAGCGATGGGTGGATCGGTGATCTCCGACATGCTGCGCGTAAGTCTGATCACAATCCAGATGCACAAGGCTGGGTTCGGGCTTGGGACTGCGATGCTGATCTATCAGGGAAACCTAAGCCGGAACTCATGCCAGACCTTGTTGATCAGATTCGACTCGTATGCAAGTCAGGCGTTGAAAAAAGAATTGCCTACATTATTTTTAACGGCAAAATCTGCTCACCTATCCTTAGATGGAAGTGGCGAAACTACAACGGAGTTAACAAACACACCAAGCACGCTCATTTCTCGTTTAAGAAAACGGCTGACAATGACGGGGCTTTTTTTCAGATACCTATGTTAGGCGGACAATAATGAAAAACATCAAGCACCCTGCATACCTAGCCGCTGGCGCGTTTTTAGCAGCTTGGGCATCATCTAACTTCGAGGCAGATTACAGAGCGATCCTTTGGGCTGTTTTATCAGGCGTATTTGGATATGCCTCGCCTAAAAAGTAATGAGCCCGCAGGACACAGCTGCACTCGTTGTAGCTGCGATGACCGTTATTGGTTCATTTATTGGCTCAGTCAAATGGTTAGTAAAGCATTACCTAAGCGAACTAAAGCCTAACTCTGGATCATCAATGCGCGATCAAGTTAATAGACTGGAAGCGCGTGTCGATACGATCATCTCACTATTAGAGAAGCGATAATTTTGCCATGGCAAGAAAAAAGGTTATTGATCTTGATACCTATAACGCTTTAGATACTTGGGCTATTAGCCTGCAAGAAATGTATAGAGCACTGCGCAGAGCTGGTTTTGATGTAGAACTTTCACTTGCAATCATCATTGAACCCGGTGCTTATCCGCGTTGGATCTTGCCAGATCCAGTTGAGCCAGAAAGGCTTGGCGATTACGAAGATGAGGACGATGACTACTAAGCGTAGATATCTAGTAATTTCAGATTTACAGATTCCGTTTCATCATGAGATAGCAGTCCGCAATCTGATCAAGTTAGTAAAGCGCGAGAAGTTTGATTTAGTACTCAACACAGGCGATGAGCTTGATATGCAATCTCAGAGCAAGTGGGCTAAAGGCACACACCTAGAATATGAGGGGCAATTAGATGCCGATAGAAGTCTGGCTCAAAACATCCTCTGGGATCTCAAGACAACCGACATTACAAGATCCAACCATACCGATCGTCTATACCACACTCTCGTTAGAGGAGCTCCTAGCCTCATCGGACTTCCAGAACTCGAATACTCCCGCTTTATGGGTTTCGCCGACATGGGGATCCGTTTTCATAAAAAGCCGTTTGAGTTCCATCGAGGCTGGGTTTTAGTTCATGGTGACGAAGGATCGATGAATAGCAATGCCGGACTTACAGCTCTTGGTCTGGCTAAGAAGTTTGGCAAATCAGTAGTCTGCGGACATACGCACAGAGCAGGTATTAGTGCCTATACAGAGGGCCTAGGAGCCCAATACAGGACTTTGTGGGGCGTAGAGGCAGGTAATGTCATGGACAAGAAAAAAGCCTCTTATTTGAAGGCTGGTAGCGCTAATTGGCAGATGAGCGTGGCAGTCATAGAAACCCATGGAGATCGTGTCTCACCCATGCTTGTGCCTATCAATAAGGATGGCAGCTTTACCCTTTACGGCAAACTCTACGCCTAAGAATCGTTACCGTTTCGTTACCAAAATGTGTTGGACAATGTGAGTCAGGCGTGAGACCGTAATCCTGTTAGTTGATCGCGGGCATCAGCAACGGATAGGTTAAAAAATGTACAAATCGAAGGTGCTAGGAGATGTAACAGTAACTCTTTGCCTTACTGAAGAAGAAGGCTTGGATGTTCTTGATGGTGGCAAATGGCTTTTAATGTGTGAAGCTCATGGTGGCATTACTCAAGACACAAACAAATCTCGTTTATGGGGCTTTGCGACGACACCGGAACAGTTTTGCGATGGATGCAGAAATGCACAGGTGGCATAATGATTATTAACTCACTTACGATTATAGGTATTTTACTTATATTCATTATGACTAATTTTGTGTGGTATTGGCAAGGTTTTAGAGATGGTAAGCGCGAAGGCTGGACACGCGGCCGATCAATGAGCCGTCAAGAATTTTGGCAAGAATGAAAGCTAGTGAAATCCTACAAACAGCAACAGACACGATCGCTGAGCGTGGCCTCACACACGGTCACCCAGCAGATAATTTGCAACACACAGCTATGTTGCTTAGTGCATACTTACAAATGCCAATACATGACTATCAGGTGGCGGGGATCATGGTGCTTGTTAAACTTGCAAGGACTAATCAAAGCGCCCAGCATCTAGATAACTGGATCGATTTATGTGGCTATGCAGGACTTGGTGGCCAACTAGCAACAGAGGAGAGCGATCTCTATGTTTAATTTAGATGATTATGAAGATGTTGCAGCTAGAGTTTTACGCTTTCAAAAAGCCTACCCGGAAGGAAGGATCGTTACAGATGTTATCCAATTTGATGCAGAAAGAGGTTTGGTCCTCATATCGGCGCAGATTTATCGCAACGCTAGCGATACTCTGCCTGCGGGCGTTGACTACGCTTTCGGAGAAGCTAGTACTTATAACGCTTCGATGCGTAAATTTTATGTTGAAGATACATCGAGCTCAGCAATAGGAAGAGCTTTAAGCCTAGTTTTGGAATCACAAAAAAAACCTACAAAACAGGATATGGCTAAGGTTGTTGCTACAAAAGTAGTAAAGCCATCTGTACAGGATCTTAATGCAGCAATTAAGGCAGCAGACACAGAGCCGGCAGAGCAGGACTATTGGACTACTCCGGTAAATGACTACATGAAGGTAGTAGATGCGCCCGTAACTTTAGATAAGGCTATGGAAAACATAGCAGCGGTTATGGGTACAGCAGAAGCGGCAGAAGTGCCACAATGCAAACACGGATCAATGGTTTGGAAAACTGGACATAGTGCTAAAACTGGCAAGGACTGGGCTGCATATCAATGCACAGCTTTAGGTCATGCAGGTTTTGAGGGTAAGTGTACGGCAGTATGGTACGAAGTAGGCAATGATGGAAAATGGCGACCACAAAGGGTAAGGGGTTAATCATGGGTAACATTGGTATAAAGATCAACGGTGAATGGCTGGATCTTATGTCAGCGTTTATTGCATGTCAGTTATGTAATGAGCCAGTACAAATTAGAGACCTAGCAGACATTTCATCCGATGCTGTAAATGGTGTCGTATCATGGCAATGCGCTAAATGCAGCGCAGTCAATGGCTAGTCAAGCAAGGAAACACAGAGGTTTCCGCACAGAGCGCGTAGTAGCTGAGTACCTATCGACTTGGTGGTCTGGCGCATGTGTGGGAAGGGGTAGTGGCAAAGATATTTTGAATGTACCGTTTGACTGCGAGGTCAAGGCTAGGGCTGGGTTTCAGCCGTTGGCGTACTTAAAACAATTAAAGGCTCGAACATCCGTTTCGGGGGATCTCGGATTCGGGGTTATACGGCTAAATGGACAAGGAGAAGATGCTGCTGAGTATTGCGCCATCATCCGATTAGCTGATCTATTGCCACTACTCATACTTAAATACGGTCACTTAGACAATCAACCCACAGAGGCAGACATAGACCGGTGCTCTGGATGTGGGTCTTACATGATCAGGAGATGCTTAACTTGCCAGCCTATGACTACAGATGTCTCACCTGCAATCTATCTCAAGAAGTCACTCATGGATTCGACAGTAGACCAGTAGTGCCATGTCCCTATTGCAATGCTCCTATGGTCAAAGGCTTTAGTGCTACAGCTGTGCATTTCAAAGGTAAAGGCTTCTATAAAACAGATAAATAGTTATCCACAGAAGTTATCCACAGGAGGTAAATAAGTGATGACACGCCCAAAATTAAACGGGGAACTTGACAGTATCGGTACCATGTCTAGGCAGAGCCCTTCAGGGGCTCAACCCGCGCCGCTGAAGCGGATAGCGCGGGGGGTGCTTGCATGTATTGGGATATCTCTATGCTTTATGCCTGAAGCGGGATCAGCACCAATTAAAACTTATGTGACACACAAACAATTTGCTTATTACTTATTAGGTTATAACACTAAAGAATATAAATGCTTAGAGATCCTTTATACAAAAGAAAGTAATTGGAGACCAGAAGCTAAGAACGGTAGTCATCATGGAATACCTCAAGGAAGATCAGAGTACCTTGCAAGGGTAGATGGATATAAGCAAGTACAATGGGGACTTAACTACATAGGACATAGATATGGTGAACCATGTATAGCTCTACAACATTGGAAGGACAAAGGATGGCACTAGAAGAAGAGACGATCAATTGCCATAGATGCGATGCGCCAACACCATTATCAGAAGTAATGGAAGTCTATGCTTGGTGGGTATGCGGTATCTGTTATGACGATCTGTAATGGCGAGACAATCAGCTCTTAGATCAAATGGATCTACTACTCAATGGCGTAAGATCAGACAGACTGTCATCAATAGAGATGGATGTTGCCAGAAGTGTGGGACAGAAGAGAATCTAACTGTTGATCATATAGTTCCAAGAATACTTGGTGGATCAGATGCTCTATCTAATTTAGAAGTATTGTGCCAATCATGCAATAGTAGTAAGGGGGGGCGGTTTTTTGAGAGTGCTAAGACAC